ATGTGCGGAGTGGGATTGGTTGTGTCATGATGATTTTGATCCAGAAAATGATCCCAGTCCAGAAGAGTTTCGTGAATCAATGGAGAAATTAACACCAGAACAATTGATTGAAGAAACATGGACTGACAAAGAATTTACACTTGATGAATATATGGAACGCTATGGGTAATTAAAGTTACTCACCTCCAAACTGTTCTTATAGTATGAGCAAGCAATCAATGCAAAACAAGCACATTGAACATCCTGAAGATTCAATTCTAACTGGTAATCTATCAGTTCTTGACTGGTTTTCTGAACCTGATAGTATCATCAGCACAAAAATTGATGGTGCTCCTGCTATTGTGTGGGGAACAGATCCTGCAACTGGCACATTTTTTGTTGGCACCAAAGCAGTGTTCAACAAAGTAAAGATTCGCATTGCACATTCTCATGAAGAAATTGATGCGTTCTATGAGGGTAAAGTTGCGCGTATTCTTCACGCTTGCTTTGATTGCTTACCTCGCACAAATTCTATCATTCAAGGTGATTTTATTGGTTATGGTGGCAGTGATAGTTATCGCCCCAACACGATTACTTACATCTTTCCTGAAATAATCGCAGAGGATATTATTATTGCACCACATACAATTTATGGTGCTGGTAATGACCTTCGTAATGTATCTTTCTCACCTTTAACAACAAAACTGATCAGCACTGATAAATGTTTGTTTGTGCAACCTGAAGTTGCATTGAACTCTTATCGTGAAGATTTGGCAGATATTTGTAAGTTTGCTAAACAAATGGCAACTTTGTGTCGGTTTTCTTGGTTGAATGACAAAACTGCTGCAAAAGTCAAAAAACATATCAATGACTGCATTCGCAATGAGAATGACATTGACGAAGATGAAATTGCAGAAAAATTCGATATTGACATCAATGTAATGCGATTGTGGAAGTTGGTTGCAACTATCAAGGAAGATTTGTTCTGCTTCATTGATGAACGCGACGACATTGGGTGTATGATTGGACCTATGCATACACTACATGAAGGGTATGTTATTCACAATCAATATGGTTCATTTAAGGTTATTGATCGTCAAGAGTTTAGCAAAGCAAATTTTCTGATGGAGAAAACTTGGTGAATTAAAGTTACTCACCTCCAAACTGTCCTTATATTGTAAGCACCATTCAATTTTATGCCATCCACTGAATTTGCTGATTTTGTTGCTACTCAAGATGCACGCAACCAAATTCAACTAAATGCGCGTAAATATACGCTGATGTTGTGTGATGCACTTGAACTTGATTTCAAAAACAGTCATCCCAACTCTCAACCTTACAAGTTCTACATCGAAACTGGTAGAAAGTATCACAAAATCATTATGGAAACTGATGGTGGTTCTAGTCGTCTCGGACCTTCCCGCAGTGTTCATGCTTTTGTTGATAAGAAGACTGGTGAAGTTTACAAAGCGGCATCATTCAAATCTCCTGCCAAAGGTGTTCGTTATGATCTACGAATCATTGAGCAGCGTGAATGGTTGTTGGAACATGCAGACTGGGCGGGTAGTTATCTCTACCAGCGTTGATCATTTCTTTTCATCAATCTACAATGGACTTTACAGAAAAAGAACTCAATTATCTTGCGTTTATGCTGGACACAGCATCACCATTTCGTATCAATCGTGCAGAGGAAGTTATTGTTCCTGGAGTTAAACATTCGCATTTAAAACTCAAGATTAAAAAACTGTGCTATAATATCAACAAACCTATTCAGAGTTAATTATGAATAATCAAAGACATTATCATACTGAAAATGAGCGTAAGCAACTTGACGGAGTTGTTCATGATGCAGAGGCAAATGGTTGGACTGTTTCTAAACTGAATAGGATGAAGAGCAGAGCAAACAATTTGCCCGATGATTCTTTAATTGATGATGAGTATGCTGTATGAAATTGAGGTTCGGCACCAATATGGAACTGGTGCTGGTGATTATTTTCAACCATACACAGAAACTGTTGAAGCACTAACATCTTCAGACGCTATTTCAAGAGTACAGCGTAAGAATCCAGGTTGTTTGGTTCTTTGTTGTAAATCTTACAATTCACCTAGTGAATCAGGAAGTGTAGGAGATGCGATTGGTTGGTGTTTTCTTGCTGGATTAGTTTTCTTTGTTTGGTTGTTAATTGAATACTGGACTATTGTTGTTCCTTTTGGTGTTGGAATTTTAATTTTATACTTATGGGATAAATTCAAGAGTAATTAAAGTTACTCACCTTGAAAGTGTCCTTATAGTATGACAAACCACAATTCTTCATTATGAAAGTATTTTACCAAGTGAAACAAATTGAGTTTGATTTTGACTATGAGGACATTACAGAATCAGATAAAGATAGTATTATCGAAGATGTAAAAGAGTGTTTATGGGATTCACCAACTGAAGAACAATTAGTTGATGTTATCAGTGACAATACTGGTTATTGTATAAAATCAATTGAATATGATGTTGTATCCTGAATCAATCATGAAAACAGTCACACTCAAGCGTAGCGAATGGGAATGTTACATTGACACTCCTGATGATGTAATTGACACCGTAAATAATTTTTTTACCCTACTTCTTGCTGATAGTGATGATGCAATCAACACTCAAAGTGTAATGTATCGTTATCTTGGAGCATATCAAGAATGGGGTTTTTGTGATAGTGAGTGTAATGAAGTTGTGACTCGAACTATCAACAAACATTATGGCACGATGTTAGATCGTTGGGCATGTTTGGCATTTTGAAAGTTACTCACCTCGAAAGTGTCGTAGTTGTATGAACAACACTATGAACAACAAGATGACAATCACTGAACGGAACCAAAAACTCTATGATCTTCGTGAAAAGATGCACAAACTCGAAACAGAGTTAGCATGGGTCAAGCAAGAGATTTGGGTTGTGAATGATCAATACGATCGTCAAGATCTTAATCTCTTTGAGGAAATGTTTGGTCCCGATCCTTACAATGAGCGTGGGCAGGATAGTGCATTCATGGATGACAACTTCGGAGGTTGATTATCACTATGCAAGAGGTTAAATTCATTCTTCACGGACAATTTCAACGCGCTAATGGTTGGATTATGAACGACAGTTTGAGTTACATCAAAGAGACAAAACAACAGGCGATTGCAACATGTAAGCGTCTCAATCCTGACTTTATGATTCACTCCATTACTATTGAAGAATGAAAACCACAATTGCAACATATAAGATTGAGGTGACAACTGATGAGGGTTCGTTATCTTTTCTAAAGTCAATGCCCACTAAACCAAAGACGCATAAGGGTATCAAATCACAGAATAATAAGTTATCGAAGTGGGTAGAAACAGAGTATCCTAACTTTACTGAATACAACATTATTCCTCTCGACTCATGATTACTTCCAAAGCACAAGTTCTCAAAGTAATTAAGACTGCTGCTTGTGGTCATATTCTCAACCGTGAGGAAAAGTTTCAAGTCTTCGTTAATGTGTGTGATAACATGTTGAAGGAAGGAAGACTTTCCAAAGAAAATCACACTCGTTGGACAAACATCTGGTGAGATAAAAGTTACTCACCTCCAAAGTGTTCTTATAGTGTAAGCATCATTCAAACGATGACTCCCGAACAACAATTCCAGCAACTATTTGAGCAAATGTATCAACTTTGTGAAGAACAGGGTTGGGGAGATCCTTTCAGTTATGCTCGCTCTCGTGAGATTCACCTTGCTGGTATTCTTGGGCATAAAGTAGCAGAAACCTATTCTGGTGCTGATGCTTTTGATGGAGATGGTGAGTGTGAGTATAAATCTACCATTGCCAATTCTATCAATGGAACGTATAATGGTATCAGTGTTCAAGATACCTGGGAAGAGCAAGAGCGCTATTTAATTGAAGAGAAACTTGGTAAGTATGCAAACCACTACATTGCTCGCTATGATGGTGGCAAAGTTGTGGAAGTTTGGAAACTGACTGGTAATGATGTTCTGGGCATTCTTCTTCCCAAATTAAATAAAGATTGGGAACGTAAGATCAAAGGTAATCATAAAGATCCTCGTCTTTCTGCCAATCTATCTAAAGCAGAAATCTATAAGTTTGGAACTCAAATTGTATGACGATTGACTCTAAAAAACTAGCATATAATCACGGTGGTGGTGATGAAGCATATACACCTGCATATGGTGTCACTCCCATCTTAAAATATATTCCCAAAAATGTAACTGTTTGGTGTCCATTTGATAAGGTAGAAAGTGAATTTGTTCAACAAATTTCCAAGACTAATCCTATCGTAATGTCTCACCTTGATTGTGGTCAAGACTTTCTAACTTGGGAACCTGAAGTACATTGGGATGTGATAGTTTCTAACCCTCCATTCAAAAACAAGCGTAAATTTTTTGAGCGAGCATTGTCATTCAACAAACCATTTGCATTGATAATGACTAACACTTGGTTGAATGATTCTGCACCGAAGCAGTTATTTAAGGACAAAGAATTGCAGTTGTTGATGTTTGACAAGCGAATGAAGTTTACTGCTCCTGATGGTAGACCAAACGATAAGATTACGTTTAGTTCGAGTTATTATTGTTGGAACTTTCTACCAAAGCAAATTATTATGGAGGAACTAATTGTGCCTAAAAATAGTAGTTCAATGGCACAATTACCACTGTAAAAACTTACTCACCTCCAAACTGTTTTAGTATTGTAAGCATCGTTTCTTTTTTCATTATGCAACTCACTAACTCTGCAACCATTGTTGACTTCTTCCCCGAAGCATTTATTGCTGAAGCAGATGATGTTAAGGGTATGAAAGTTGTTGTCAAGCGTTTCATCAAGCGTGTGACTTTCCGTGCTAATGGTCAAAAATCCTATAGTGTGGTTGGTATGATTGATGCCAAGAATGAGTGGGCATCGCGTATTGCTAAAGGTGCTGAGGTTACTGGTTACAATACCGACAAAATGCCCCGTGAAGAATATATGCCAATGGCATGTGTTGGTTGATTTATTTCACTTATCAAATCTTATCTTCACATAAAAATGACTGAAACCAACGACAAAATCATTGATCGTGATGCACTTCAAGAACAACTTATTAACCAGATTTTGGATGATATGGATATTAAAACTATGATGGCAATTCTTTATGATAACATGAGTGAGAGTTATGATCAGTATTCAGTTGATGAATTGATTACTGAAGTTGAAGAGTATTATCCACATCTTTTAGAGGAATAAAAGTTACTCACCTCGAAAGTGTTCTAGTTGTATGAACAACACTATGAAAAACGAAATGACTTTTCGCTATGCACTTTCTGTTCTTGAAGAACATTATGATGCCACTTATCGTGGTATCAAAACTGTTAAAGAGATGTGTTCATCTTTGACTGATTGGATTTCTTGGGAGGGTGAATCTCCTGATGCAATCTATCATCAATTCGAGACTAAAGTTGGTCCGAATTGTATTGTTAAAGATGATCAAGTGATTACACTTGCAAAGCACTATGTTTGAGATTTTATTATAAACAA